AATCCCGATGGTACTCGGGGCTCCTACTAAGATCAGCAAGGGCGCATACAAGGCTGGCACTCCCGCTGTTGTTGGTGTGGTTGGTGATTGGACTCAGGCTCTTTATGGAACCGTTGAGGGCGTAAAGATCGATTATTCAAGCGATGCAACACTTGATATCGGCTCCGGCAACACAATCAACCTCTTCCAGCAGAATATGTTCGCAGTAAGAGCAGAAATCGAAGTTGGCTTCGTAGCTGATACTTCTTGCTTCAACCTGCTTACTGCAGCTGCTTCCGGTGGATCCGGATCCGGTTCCGCTTCCTAATTCTGGAGAAAGCGTATGAGAATACTACTCGCAGTGCCCACATTTGAGCACATACAGAACGAAGTGTTTCAGTCCATATATGATCTGGATAAGTGCGGTCATGAAGTTGACTTCAAATACATAACAGGTCACGACTGTGCCAGGGCGAGAAACATCATAGCAGATTTAGCCATCGGCGGTGGATACGATTACGTCATGATGGTGGACAGCGATACCGTCATACCGAAAGACGCATTGAAGAATCTATTAGATCCCGCAGATGATATCGTGCTCGGATGCTGCCCGAGAAAAAACACAAAGAAAAAAGAGTTCCCGCTTTCGCCTGTAACTTGTCTGGACATGAAGCAGTCGCTCACTATTGACGATCTGCAGGGTACGGACCGAATCGAGCTGAATGTCGGGGGTTGTGCTTGTGTGCTTATAAGGACGGAGGTCTTCTACGATCTCCTGTATCCGTATTTCAAGTATGACATCCGTGATGACGGAAGCATCTTATCAGAGGATTATTACTTCTGCCAGATGGCCATTTCTTCGGGCTATAAGGTTTGGGTAGATCCTCGAGTTAAATGCGGGCACCTTGCGAGGTATTACCAGTACGAATAAAAACAGGATGGAGGTGGTCCTATGGCATACGCAACAGTCAGCGACGTGCAGGCTCGTATGAGCAGAGAAATGACTGCATCAGAGAGATCTATTTGCGAACAGCTTCTGGAAGATTGTGCGGTCATAATTGACGCTTATAACGAGAGTGCAACGCCCGACGCAAAAGAGGTTGTGTCTTGCCGTATGACCATCAGAGCCATAGGATCCGGAGGAGATCCTGTTACTCCTATAGGAGCGACTCAGGGCAGTATGTCCGCTCTCGGATATTCTCAGAGCTGGACGATCGGATCATCCGGAGCGACTGGAGAGCTTTATCTCGGGAAACTTGAGAAGAAGCTGCTCGGCTTAGGAGAAAAAATCGGATCCCATAGCCCTGTTGAAGATCTTGCGTTTATGGATCCGCCCTGGTGGAAGGGAGGTTGCCGATGAATGGAATCACGGTCACTCTCTACGACAGGACAACAACAGAAACGGATGCGCTGAATCATCCTATTTATACGGAGACAGCCACTACCGTTGACAACGTACTGGTAGCTCCTATGTCAGATGAGGAAGTTCTGCAGACCTACACTCTTACCGGAAGAAAAGCAGTCTATCAGATGGGTATTCCTAAAGGCGATACTCACGACTGGACTGCGGGCAAAAAGGTCAGTTTTTTCGGAGAAGACTGGAGGATAATCGGGCTTCCTCAGGAGGGCATAGAACATTTGATTCCGCTCAGCTGGAATAAGAAAGTCAGGGTCGAAAGATATGAGCAAGGTTAAATTTGATCTCAACTTAAGAGGCTTAAATGAAGTTATGAAAGGTCCGGAGATACAAGCTCTTATGCAGGCAAGCGGCGAACGAATCAAAACTGATGCAGAGAACGCAAGTAATGGCGGAGTGTTCGAGGCAGAGACAAAATCAGGCGATCGTATTGCGACGACCTTTATCAGAGCCAAGAACTGGAAAGCCATGCACGCTATTCTCAAGGACAACGTACTCAATAAAGCCCTTGAAGCGGGCAAATTCTAACCGGAGGAGGTGCTAAATGTTATTACCAACATTAATCAGCTACCTCAGCACAGCCCTGATAACTGATGCCGGCACAAGCGAAGAAAATGAGGTTTTTGTCGGAGTCGAAGCTCCTTCGGAATATACCGGCTATGTTCTTGTAGACCAGACAGGGAGCTCAACCAGTAATCACATCACAACCACGACAGTCGCAATCCAGTCTTATGGGGCAACGCTCTATGAGGCTCTTTTATTAAACGAACAAGTCAAGGCTGCGATGGTCGGCTTTGCTGAGAAGTCGGAAATATCGAGCGTAAAACTCGAAACAGATTATAACTTTACCAACACGGCTACGAAGCAGTACCGCTGGCAGGCCGTGTATCACATTACTCACTATTTAGGAGGAATATAAATGGCAACTACAGCAGCTTATGTAACCGCAGGTAAGCCCAAAATCGGCGGAGCGGTGTTCAGAGCAGTTGCGGGAACAACTCCCCCGACTGATGCAACTACCGCTCTTGGAAGTGCTTTTAAGGACCTCGGATACTGCAGCGAAGACGGCCTCGTAAATTCCAACTCACCTTCAACTACGAAGATCAAAGCCTGGGGCGGTGACGATGTTCTCGTTATCCAGGAAGAGAAGGAAGACACCTTCAAGCTGACTCTTATTGAGAGCTCCAACCTTGAAGTGTTAAAGGCCATCTACCGCTCAGACAACGTAACCGGTTCCTTATCCTCTGGCGTTACTGTTACAGCCAACGCAAAAGAGGCACAGTCCGGCGTATGGGCAATCGAGCTTGTTCTTAACAACAACACAGTTAAGAGAATCGTAATACCTGATGGCAAGATCTCCGAGATCGGTGACATTTCCTACACCGATTCCGATGCAGTCGGATACGAGATCACCATTACGGCTATTCCCGATTCAAGCGGAAATACTCACTACGAGTACATCAAGAAGACGTCATAATCTTCACACAATAGGAGGGAGAGAATGAAAGCACAGTTAAGAGACGGATACGAAGTTCAGATAAGTGATGGTGTAGCGAATGACTGGAACTTCTTAACCACACTCCGCAAGATCGACAAAGGCGAAACCGGCTTAATCGTAGATGTAGCTGAGTTATTACTCGGCGGTGAAAAAGAGGTCGAGAAACTTGCGAAGCATTTAGAAGTGGACGGAGTGACAACAGTCGAGTCTATGGTACAGGCCATTACGGAGCTCATGGAATCCGTTAACGAACTAAAAAACTCATAACCCTCGCCAGCATGATCTCTCTCGATGAGGACGCTCTTATATGCGACCTTGCAGAGACTTATCAGATCTACGACTACAGGTCGCTTCCGGTTCGTCTGGTTGCGACCTTAGCTGCTGGTTTGAGGGACGACTCAAGAATCAAACTTCTGGCGGTCGGTTCTCCGGTCGCTCAGAATACCATACTCCTCGCAAGCATAGCGGACCGTGTTGATGCACTTCGGTACTGGTTGGCTGGTTACAAGGGCGAAACAGAATCGCTCGTTAAGATGCTATTTGGCGAGGAGAAACAGAATAAATCGGGCGTGATGTCGTTCGACTCGATAGAAGAGTTTAATAAGACACTCGCTCGAGTAAAAGGAGAATAAATAATGGCAGGAGGAACTCAGTTAGGAACTGCGTATGTTCAGATCAAGCCAACAGCTGAGGGCATAAAAGGATCTGTTACAAATATACTCAGCGGAGAGGGAGAAGCTGCCGGAACGTCCTTAGGAGGCAAAATCGGATCGTTCGCTAAAAAGGCTCTTGTTGCTGCAGGAGTTGGTACTGCGGTGGTAAAGCTCTTTAAGGGAGCGATGGACGAAGGTGCTAAACTGCAGCAGTCGTATTTAGGCGGTCTCGATACTTTATATGGAGAAGCAGCAGACCAGGCTCGACAGTTTGCAAGAGAAGCGTCGAAGTTCGGTGTTTCGATGAATGACTATTCCGAGCAGGCCGTGTCATTTGGTGCTGCACTTAAAAAGGCGTACGGAGGCGACTCAACAAAGGCCGTTAAAGCAGCGAACACAGCCATTATGGATATGGCCGATAACGCTGCTAAGATGGGTACTCCGCTCGAGTCCATACAGAACGCTTATCAGGGATTCGCTAAACAAAATTACACCATGCTCGATAACCTCAAGTTAGGTTACGGCGGTACTAAGCAGGAGATGGAGCGTCTCTTAAAAGATGCTGAAAAGTTCTCCGGCGTGAAGTACGACATCAACAACCTCGGCGACGTATACGAAGCGATCCACGTTATCCAGGGCGAATTGAATCTGACCGGAGTCGCTGCAGAAGAAGCGTCTGAAACATTCTCCGGTTCATTCGGTGCGATGAAAGCAGCCGCAAAGAATGTACTCGGTTCGCTTGCACTCGGTGAGGATATTCAACCGGCGTTAACAAGTCTGCTCGATTCGGTCGATACGTTCGTGTTCAAGAATCTCATACCGATGATAGGCACGATCATAAAAGGTCTTCCACAGGTCATCGTTACGTTCGTGCAGCAGGGGATCCCGACGCTCTTATCGAGAATAAGCACACTCGTTGCGAACCTGGCATCATCGCTCACTACTAAGGCGAACAGTCTGACGGCTGATAAAGTCAAAGCCTGGGCACAGACAACGATTCCGAAGCTCCTGTCATCGGCTGGAGAACTTATCGGAAAGTTTGCATCAGGTCTGCTCAATAACCTCCCGAAGATTATAACTGCTATCGGCAAGATTGGACTTGAAATAGTCAAAGGTCTCGGATCTGCGATATGGCCGAAGATAACCGAAGCGGCTAATAACATCAAAGAGAAGTTTTTGGCACCTATCAACGCCTTAAAAGAAAAGGTGAAAGCCATCATCGACAAGATAAAAGGCTTCTTTAATTTCACCGTCAATAAACCGCATATACCTACACCGCACTTCAGCATAACTCCTGCCGGATGGAAGTTAGGAGATCTGCTTAAAGGAACTCTGCCGAAGCTCGGAATCAGCTGGTACGCTCAGGGCGGTATTGCTACTAAGCCGGTGCTTGGATTCGGTGAGGCAGGTCCTGAAGCGATCCTTCCATTAAAGCCGTTCTGGGAGAAGATGGACAAGATCGCAGAGAACTCGGGCGAAATAAATATAAACGTTTATGCCACACCTGGTATGGATGTTAACGCACTTGCTGAAGCGGTCCAGAATAAGCTGATACAGACAGAAAATAGAAGAAGGATGGCGTGGAGATGAGCGATAACAAAATAGTATTTGGTACGGTCGATAGTTCGACATACGGGATCTACATATCCGGCGAAGGTGTATTTAATGCTCCGGTACGAGATGCGGAGATGATTTCCATACCGGGCCGAAACGGATCCTATTTATTAGATCGTGGTCGGTTCGATAATATTGAAGTCAGATATCCTGCTTTTAATAAGGAAGCAGACAAAGCGACTTTTATCCAGAAGATCGATAACTTCCGCAATGCAATCGCTTCGCTTAAAGGGTATCAGAAGCTTGTTGATACGTTCCATTCCGATGAATATAGGATGGGGTCGTTTATCGGTGGATTAGAAGTCCAGCCATTCTTATACAATGACCACGCTTCACAGTTCGAGCTTGTGTTTAATTGCAAGCCACAGCGTTATCTTACATCAGGCGAAACCGCTTCAACCGTAGCGAATAACGGCACAATAACAAATCCGACCTTGTTCCCTTCAAAACCGCTTTTGGCTGTTAAAGGGTACGGAACTATCACGATGAACGGCTACGAGGTCAATGTCAATAATCTGGTATTGGGCAATGTCATTCTTTTAGAGCCTTTCGGTGGTAATCCGCAGACACCGACAAAAGTATATTCAACAGGACTTGTAAATACAGGCGATACGATAACCGTAGCGACAGGAAGCGAGATAAACATCAATCTAAAAGCTACAAGCGGATACCAGCTTCTGGGTGTAATGGTAACGAATAACAGCAGCAGTGTGTTCTCCGTCACTCATTCGTTCTCTGAAACGGTAATTCCTATCACAGTAAAGTTTCCTGCGGAGAATTTTACAGCAGGGACTTCTAAAACAGTTTCAGGGACATTTTCAGTTTATGTGGAGTATGAAGATGCAGGCGGAGTGGATCAGTTCCAGACCATCACCTTCACTCCGACGATGACATACAACGGAGCAAATAGGTCGTTTAATTTGTCCTGTTCATATAATACTGCACCGAGCTATGGTACGTTGACAAGACTCTGCACGATGCAGAGGGTGTCGGGTAATTCGACCATATCGGGACTTGGAAACCCTACATATATCGATTGTGACATCGGCGAAGCTTATAAGATAGTCAATAATGAGATGGTATCCCTGAATAACATCGTCGAGATGGGTGCAAGACTTCCAGAACTGTCGCCAGGAAACAACACCGTAACTTATCCGAACACGATAACGGAGCTTAAGATAACGCCGAGGTGGTGGAAGATATGATCCCTATTTTATACGATTCAAACGAAATCAGTTTTACTTCAAACGGCATATGCAGATTAAGAGACTGTATATCCTGCGTAGTAACAGAAGAACGGAACGGGATCTTTGAGTGTGATTTTGAGTATCCCATCGACGGGGCAAATTTTGAGCTGATACAGTGCGGTAAAATCATCGGGGTCATGCATGATGATTCTGATGATGTCCAGCCTTTTGACATAGTAAGCTATACCAGGCCCATCAACGGGATAGTCACATTCCACGCTGTGCATATCTCATACAGACTGACGGGATATGTCGTATCGGGGACGAATATCAACACTCTCACCGATGCATTGAACGAACTCTCAAACGCTACACCCTCAAATAACTTCACTTACGAGGCGGACTTCACTTCAACGGCTTATGCAGGAGCATTCAACGGAGTTCCGAGAAGTGTCCGTCAGATGCTCGGAGGGGTAGAAGGGTCTATTTTAGATGCTTACGGCGGAGAGTACGAGTGGGATAAGTTCAAGGTAATTCTACATAAGAACAGAGGCGAGACCGTAGACTTCAAAATACGTTACGGGGTCAATATGCTCGAGTATAACGAGGATATGGACTACTCTGAGACCTATACCACCGCTATTCCTTATTGGATAGGTGATGACGGGAACGGAGGACAGACCATAGTCAAGGGCAATAAGGTCAGCCCTGGCTTCGTGCCGTATAACGGACAGGAAAAATGTGCAGCTCTCGACCTTTCCGAAAAGTTTGAAAGCCAGCCGACTACCGCACAGCTGGAGGCTCTCGCTTCAAGCATCCTTACATCCAAGAAGGTAAACCTCCCGAAGCAGTCTATCACAGTCGACTTTATAAGATTAAACGATTTTGAAGAGTTCAGCGAATTTGCGCCACTATTACAATGCAAGCTCTGTGATTCGATAGAGGTGATATTCCCGGACTACTCGATGAGCGGAGTCTTTAAGATCGTGCGCACCGAGTACGATGTCCTTGAAGAGCGTTTTAACTCGATGGAGCTGGGAAGCCTTTCCACTACTCTTGCAGAAGCGTTGGGTATCAGCGAGTCATCAGGATCAGGCATAAGCAGTGGGGGAGGGTCTCCGATATATTACGGCGAATGCTCCACGGCAGCAGCGACAGCAGCGAAAGAGGTCACAGTATCACCGAATATAACGAACATATCCACTGGGACTCTCGTGTATGTAAAATTTACCAATGCGAACGGTGTAGCCAGCCCGACATTGAATGTCAATAATACAGGTGCGAAGTCAATCATGAGATACGGCACAACCGCACCGAGTACAAGTGCAGCTTCATCGTGGAATGCAGGGTCAGTAGTCGCTTTCTTATATGACGGTACATACTGGCAGATGATCGCATGGATAAACACCACATACTCAAGTATGACCGATGCGGAGTACCAGGCAGGGACAAGCACCACCGCAAGGCTCATCACCCCCGCAAGGTTAAAAAGCGCCATTTTGTACCACGCCACGCCGTCGAACATTGGCGCAGTAGCCAAGACAGGCGACACAATGACGGGACAACTGATAACGTCGTTCAAATCATCTGTTGCGCCTGGATCATACGGCAGCGCCCAAAGCACCGTTGAAAACCTTGTTAACGAGGTCAGATATTCAAGCGGGTGCATGGGATCGTGCCAATTAACAACGGCGTACACGTCGGGCGGCGTTACCATAGCTACGGGATGGTATAACTATATATACACGCCCCACAGAACGGGCGGCATG